TGGGACAGTCAGGAAGAGGAAAAAGCTTTTCTTTGAGAAACTTACCTCAAAAATTCACATTAATAGTAAATCACGAAAGGAAGACCCTTCCGTTTAAGAAATCCAGCAACTTTAAGCAAGAAAGACCTTTAAATGTAAAAGAAACATTTAAGATCCTGGATGAGTCTGTAACAAAAAAAGATGTAAGGATTGTAGTAATTGAATCATTAAGTGCAT